ACTCAGGACGAATTCTCCAGAAGAAGTTCAACTCGTGACGTGAACCATCTTGTAAGAACCATTGAGTATCGCTACCGCCTGATGCTAATGATAAGTAGTCCATAACGATAATTTCGAGACCATGACTGTTCAAGAATTTGTTCGTGTCATTTAACTGACCGCCTGAGATTTGTGTTGATTGTGTAATACGGATTGCAGTATCCTCTAATGCAGGAGGGACGATTAGCTTCGTTGCCTTGAATTGAATCAAGTTACCGGCTTCATCTAATTGCTCACGCATTAATTTTAAAGCAGTCTTTAATGTTGCTTCACTAAGTGCACCTGCTATCAAGTTAGAAACAGTAGAAGTAGAGTCTAGTAACGGATGGTCAACTGCGAAAAGAGCTTTTCCATCATAGATAGCTTTTTCAGGAGCTAAAGCAACGTCAGCGAAACCATTAAGTAACGGTATCATTGCATCCTTCTCTACCTTAGCACGACCCGAACGAGCCATAGCTTTAGGCATTTTCTCCATTTGACGGTATTGCTCATCATCGTATAATTCACGAGTAACTTTAAAACCTTGTGTAAATGCCTCATGAATGTAAGTACGATCTAAGCCCGGAGATAGTGTCTCATAAGCAACTGTATCAAATTGCGATGCACGTTTTGTCCAGTCACCGAATGCACCCATACCCCAATCGTGCTCTCGTGCTTTTGTTGATGTGTGAACTTTATAAATCTTTGTATACTGTTCCGCAATCTCATCATATGTTTCAAAGAAGATTTTACGTAATCCCGGCTCTAGTAATTTACCAAAGTTTACTTCGTTATCACGATCTGCGTCAGTATAGTTAAATGTGTCAGTCGCATCATTGTGCAACTGTAAGTTAAAAAGCAATTTTTCCATTTGTCATTCCCCTTTTATCTAGTTTTTCTTTTTAGTTATGTCTCGCCATTTTGCATACTCAGTTGTTTCCATGCCCATCATCCTAGCGACTTTAAGTTCTTGTGAACTCAGTTGAGGCGTTGAATTGTGTACTGGTGAAGTATCTCCACCTGCTTGAATGATTGTGCCTGTATCTACATTAGCATCTTGTTGAGATTTCAAATCAGCAAGAATTTCCTGACGTAGCTGAGTCTTAATATCATCTAGGTTTAGCTGAGTTGTCTTATCCTCACCACCACCCTTACGAGACTTCATTACATGAAATGCTGTGTCTAAGTTTTCAATACGTTCATTCATTGCAATGTTTAACACTTCATCTTCTTTGAAGTCTCCATATTTATCATGCAGACTACGCATTTCGTTCTGAATGTATAAATCATAATACTTATCCTCTAACTCTTTGAACTGAGCCTTCTGAGGGTCTAAGTATGGAGCGTCGATTTTACCGCTTAGTTCTTGTGCTAGTTCCGGGTTTGATTGCAACTGCTCAAGCAATTTAAGACCTTGCTCAGCTTGTTGTTCCTTTCGCTTAGCCTCTTGCGTTTTACGAGTGTAATCTGATTGGCGTAAGTAACCGCTTTTCAACTCATCAATGGAAACTTCCTTCCCATCAATCTCAATTATTTGTGGCTTTACAGGGTCAACTACCTTCTCTGTGGATGCGTCTTGAGTCTGGCTAGTTCCGCTTGGTTGGTCTGTTTCATTAGCTGTCGTGCTGACGCTACCATCGCTTGTCTGCTCCGTTTTAGTCGTTGCAGTGTCGGTACGTTGAACTTGTGCATCTGTTTTCGCCCTTTCCTGTTCAGCTTTCATTGCACGATATTCTTCGATATTCATTTAGTTTCCTCCTTGGAGTTCCGTATGTGAGTTGTTCCGTAGAATTTCACATCAGATTGTTCCTTATTTGAGTAGTTCTCCGATATTGGGGTTTTTCTTCATGAGAAGTTCTAACTCATCGTCACTAAGTGCTTCAAGTCCTTCCATCATGTCATCAGGTAATCCTGTACCTAATCCCTCGCCTGCACCACTTGGTTGCATCGGTTGAGTTGCCGGTTGAGACATGTCTTGCATTCCTTGTTCACCAGTTTCAGAGTTTACTAGACTTTCTGCATCAGTATATCCCTCATTGTATGATTTCGTCCTGATTTGGGCTTTTTCGGTTTCTTTCTTACTTTCTTCCTCTATTCTATCATGTTCCTTTTCAAGTTGTAAAATTTTCTTGTTGACAGTTTCAATTGCCTTAGAAATCTCTTCTAAGATACCATCAGTTTGTTCATCAGCTTGATTAGACTGCTCTGCTACTTGTTGTAATTGCTCACCTAATTGTTGTGCCATTTGGGTAAGTTCAGCGATCTGTTGCTCCATTGCTGTTGATTTATCTTTCATACGAGATAATACCGCACTCTTTACTTCACTTGGAAGATATTCTGCAACTGCTTCTCTATCAACAATAGTCTGACCATCAGGCATTTGAGTCTGTGCAAGTCTAATCATAAGGTCAAGCATCGCACCTCTATTTACCGGCATTGTCGAGCCTGCCATGATTTTAATATCATAGTCTTGACCAAACGCTTCACGTGTGAATTCAGTAAAATCATAAGAACCATCAGCTTTAATAATTCTTATCCAACGACTATCCTGCCAGAATTGCTTCATACGTGAATACCACATTGTAGCCATTTCACCTAAGAAACTTTCCATCAGTTTAACCTTCAGTCTGATACGAGCTTGACCTGCTTCTTGAAGTGCTAATATACCCTGTGCAGTGTAAACACCGGTTTCAGAGTTACCCTTCAACGAGTCAAACACACCACTGATTTGTTCCATATCTTCTTTATACGTTTGAACCGTATTCAACACGTAGTTTGGCATCATAGCAGGTTGCTCACGTCTTACTTCACTTCCCGGGTTCTTACGTATAACAAGTCCTTGACGTGAGGTAATCTTACCGTACCCAACACCACTGTTCTTATCAATAATCCAAGGCGAGTTAGCTGTGAGTTTTGCACTATCTAAGATAGCATTGTTTAACTCATTCATGTTCTTTTGAGGACTCATAAGCTGAGCCACTTCACCATTACCCCAAAACTTACCGGGAATATCATAATCTTTCATTAGTAAGAATGGAAACTTACCATCTTTATACGGATTAGGCTTATCACTTAAAACAAGTCCTAATTCTGGACATATAACGATAACACGTCCGTTGGGGTATTTTTGTTTACGAGTACCTTCAGTATCTTCTTCAAACGTTTCATAGTCACGTGTCCACACCTCGATTACAAGAACTTGGTTATTAACGTTAGAACCTTTGTTATTATCGTGAACTAATTCACTATAATTGATCGAACCACCTTGCAGTAAACTAGCTTTCATCGGGAACTTTCTACGCAGACGTTCTGCATTTCTATATGATGCGTAAATCATATGTTCAGCGTCATCTACGGTTGTTGCAAGTGGGTCAGGGAATATATTAAACGGACTCACCATAATTGCCTTTACATTCTTGTCAACACTATCCCATGGTAAAAACGACACTGCTGTACCTACAACAAGAGTTGTAATAAGTTCTTTGTACAGTTTTACATTCATTTTTTCTCTATCCCACTCGTAAGAGAATGCCTCTTGTAAATCCGTACTGAAAGGCATCCCATCTGGATGGCGTGGCAGTGCTTGGAACTTAGGGTCATTGTCTAACATAATAGGACGTATTGTTTCAATGATAGAAAAAATATAGTTACTAATTAAATCACTCTTGTAGTCGGGCTTTGTTTTATCTTTAAAAATATCACCCTTATACGCATCAAGATATTCTGTCCATTCCTTCGTGTACGGTGCTTTTGTTACCATAGCTTCTTTAAACTTAAAGTTCCAATAACTAGCTAATTGTGTTTCTGCATCGTTACGTTCTTGCTGTTGCTTTGTTTTCTTTTTCATTCCAAAAGCCATCAATACACCTACTCTCATTAGATACTAAATTCATTATCTTTTGTGTTCTCAAATAGTGGGTCAATAATTTCACCACCGGACTCTGACTTACGTTGACGCTGTTCCATTGGTATTTCTGGCGTGTAGTGTTCACCTTTACCCTCAAGTAAGAGTTGTAACAGTATTGCCAACGCCATAACCGTGTCATCGTGACAACCGGATTGTGCGTTCGTCTTACCATTATCTTCAATGATATAAGTAAACATTTCAGAGATTAGTAGATCGTCATAAATACCCAAGTAATGCTCTCGTACAAATTCCGCTAACTTATCAATCATTAAAGGCTTTGTTCTTATGCTTGTTGTCCACCCTATCTTTCGGGTAAGGGTATCAGCAATCTTATCATATGATTTGCTGAAGAATAAGTTCCAATATTCCTCCTTTTTGATCGTAGATAGTGTAGTGAGACCATGATTATTGTTCTCCACACCAAGGTACGCATCGTTGAAGTATTTTGCTAGTTTAACAAGTTCCATTCCGTACAAATCGGGGTCAATATGTCCATGCCAACGTGCTACCACGTCAAATGTTTCACTGTCTCCGACATATGCACACGAATAGTCTCCATGAGCCAGTCCCTCTGCTACGTCACCACCTATACAATAGAACCTTTGTGGAATTGGTTCATGCCAGATTGAGATATAACCTTTAGCATCTTCCACTAACTCTATTTTACCATCTTTCTCTAGTAAATATCCACGTTTTGCCGGTGGACGTGTGATAGTTTGGTATTTTTTGAGTGATTGAATGCTAAACTTGGGTCTACCAGAACTGATGAACGCCTCTTCAGGTGTGATTGGGTACTCTTGCATGAATAACATTTCATCGCCTTCACATTTATTCTTCATTGTCCACAATCGCCAGTTCAATTGCTCCGGCGTTAGGTCAAATTTCTCCATGATTTCATATTCATATGTGCGAACCACATCACCTTTGTAGTCTTGCGTGACAGCTTTGACTTCATTCATGAATTGCTCACGTTCTACCTTAGTCTTGAAAGCACGTTGATACTCCTTTTGAATATACCACGGTAAGAATATAGGGGTAAAGTCGTTCTCTCCACGCTCAGCCTTCTGCCACATATCATGAAACCAATCACCAACACCATTAGCGGTACTTTCAAGTACAGCAAGTGTATTTGGTTGGTCAGGGATAGCTTGAAGTAGTCCTAACATCGTAATCCTCGCATCAGGAAAAAAAGCTACCTCGGATGCGTGTAGATTATGGATAGTAGAGGAACGTCCTACTTCTCCACTTCCTGCGGTTGCAATTGAAATCTTCGATCTAAGTCCGGGGTTTCTCGCCTTTTCAGCATCATCATTGTCCGGGTTTTCAAAGGAGAGTATCTTACCATTAGCATATTTCTTCATAGGTTTAATCACATCAGGTAATAACTCAAAATATAACTTTGACATATTAAATAGATTGCTAGATGCTTGTTCTTCATGTGCTATGATAAGAGAACTTTTATTCTCACGTGTTGATGTGTCCTGAAAAATAAGACCTTCAAAATATGTTGAAAGTCCCATCTGTCGTGCTTTTAATACAATATAACGTTTAGGTTTTCCTTCCTTTTCATCACGTTCAACAATCTCATTAACAATGCTCTGTGCGGTATTTAGTACAAAAGGGACAATGGTCGCACTCTTATCACGTATCTTTAAGAAACGCTCAATATACCACTTACGATCATTCTTAATTTTATGGTAAAATAACTGTTCTTTAGTCATACGTTTATCGGTCATTGTCAACCTCCTCGCACTCCACGTCAATCACGTTATCTATGAGACTACTTAACTTCTCTTCAAACGTCTTAACGGTAATCTCTTTCTTAATTTCCTGTTTAGCTTTATGACCTGACCTATCTAGTACATCTTTCACAGCCTGCAACGCTACTCCGTCGATTGGAGAGTCCATCAAGTCACGCATACGTTCAACAGCTTTAAGCGTCATAGCTTTCATTTGATTACCTACAACCTGATGCGTAATGTCTTGCATATCTAAAACAGCGTTCTTCACGTCAGCACGTTTCATCCAATTATGCAACGTGTTTGGGTGTACTTCAAGCAGTTGTGCCAACTTACTCAAGCTGTACTGTCCTGTCATGTAAAGGTGTAAAAATCTCTGCATCTTAGGTGTCATATCAGCAAGTGGGTTTACTACTTCAGTATCTTCAACTTCATTACTCGCTTGCATCAAGGACGTAGCCTTCTCCTTTTCTGTGTGCATTGAATTCACCCCTTAATAGCTTCTCAACAAGACTATCCAAATCAGATGGAGTCTTAACTTCTTGTATTGCTTCAAATTCATCGAAACAAATGAAACCTTTGATGTAGAGTATATCTGCTAAAAACCCTAATACTAATTTGTCCATAAAAAAAAGCCCCCTTATTTTGAATACTCTACGTCAGGTGGGTTAGTCTCGTAATCTATTATACTTTCGTGTGGTAAGTTTTCCACATCAGGATGAAATACACTTGCTGTTGTAGTTGGCTTTTTCGGTACAGCCTGCATACCAAGTTCGTTCTTAATCTTGGCTATTCGTTCGTTGAAGTCATGCTCGCGTGTAGAGATGTGCAGGTCGTGCTGAAGTTCCGCTTCACTTGAAAGGTCATCATCATCTTCTGATGCGAGTTCTTCACCTTCGTACTGCACAAGTAAGTCGTTCACCTGTTTACGTAGTGACGTTAATTCAAACGACACATATGACAACATTAATATGATAACAAATGAGAATAACATTATATTCATAGACTCCTCCTTTCCATATGTATACCACGTGATTACACGCTAAACGGAGTAACTTATATATTTCACTTTGATTTGGAGTTATTCAAGTCTATCGAACCGATAGGTTCAAGCCGTTAGGCTTTCTCTCTTAACTCATTATAACGTTATTGGTAAAACGTGTCAAGGATTATTTACATTGTTCACAAAATAGACACATACTTGGTGTAAATTTTTACACAGCGTGGTATATAAAAAAGGCACATATCGGCACGTTGGGGGTACGTGGTTTTCTGCGTGGGCACGTGGTTTTCTGCGTGGAGAAAGTGTTGCACGTGTTAGAGAGGTAAGTATTATTATTGCCGTGCCTCACGCCGAAAGGAAGTGGGACTCCGGTTTGCCTACCCCGCCCCTCAACACATGCACCACACGCTGAACCACATACTGCACACGTCACACTACGTTGGGTAGAGTAGAAACACGTGCAACCACGTGGTACGTCACACTCACTACTTGTGCTTCACGTTGAGCCACGTGTTAAGACCAGCTACTAAGACCACGTACTAAGACCACGTGCAACACACACGCACCACATACAACACACATATACACACTGTACACCCACGCCTACCGCACGTTTCGAGCCACCGAACCACGTATGCACTACATAATTCCACATCAGACTATGCGTTGTCGCTCTTGGCTCTACGTGCAGTACGTTAATAGCTTGTATATCTTTCTTTTTAATCTACGATTAGGCTATCGCCGAAAGGCAAGAGATAAATTCTCATATCAATATCAAGTTTATCTGTTCACTCTGATGTGAGTTCACGTTCTAAGTTCACGTGCTAAGACCCACGTGCCAAGACCCAAGAGCCATTGTGCATAAACGCATATGAAATACATGCACTCTACGTAACACCACGTAGCTCACTACGTTCTCACGTGCTGATAACGTACAGCCAGATGGTAGTATTTACTCTTAATCGCCACTCTACATCACGTACGTCACTACGTTCCTACGTGCTGATACGGTGTACGTTACGTAAATCTCCACCATCTTTGCATATATTATCATATGGTGATGGTTGC